CCAGTAAACTACGCCATAAGAACTACAATAGAACATGCTATCTTTAATATGATACATGACGGTATTGGAAAAGGCTTATGGTCATTTAAAATAGAGGAGTAAAGTAATGTATGCTAAAATAATCACAATACTGATGTTATTTACCTTACCGGTAATGGCGAATGATATCTATGTGACACAATCAGGTGCTACGCTTGACCTCGACATTACCCAAGACGGACAAAACAATACTGTTGGTAATAGTACAACATCATCTAGCGTGATTGGTGCTACTACCACTATCGACATTGATCAAGTTGGTAACAGTAACGTTTTAAAGTTTGATGTTAATGGTGCAACGTTCACAGGTACATTTAGTACGACTGGTAACTCAAACGATATTGATTTTAATTGTGATAGTGCAGGTAACAATTCATCTTGTGCTACTGCTACTGCCTCAATAGTATGGGCAGGTAATAGCAACGATTTAGATATTGATATTGGTGAGACGGCAGACGCTGCAAATGCAACTGTGTCAATAACTGGTGCTTCAGGTAGTGACAGCAATGTTGTTGCTGCAACTATTGATGGTACTTCAGCTATCTTAACGTTAACTGTTAATGGTGATACTAATAATTATTTAATTGACATAAATGGTAATGGTGATGTTAACGGACACACCTTAGTTCACAGCCATACTGGTTCAATAGCAGATGTAGATATCACACAAAGTGGTCTATATGATAACGTAATAAACTTGACAACTGTTGGTGATAACCATGATATTGACATTATACAAGACGACTAAGTGGACACTAATATTATTAATAATATTCTATGCTACTTCTTTATGGGGTAGCATAGGAAACGTTGACCAAATAGAGGGCAACGGTGTCATTGATCGTAAAGACGGTGACAAAGATATTTTCATAAAACAAGAATTAGAAATAGAACAGTTTGATACTGTAAAAACTGGCAATGGTAAAGTAGGTATTTTATTCATTGACGATACTAGAGTGGATGTTACTCAACATAGTAAACTTATCATAGATGAATTTGTATATGACCCTAATACTAAAAAAGGTAAATTAAATCTATCAGCAAAACTTGGCACAATAAGATATGCGTCAGGACAAATTGCTAAAACATCAAAACAAGATATTGTAATAACAACACCTACAGCAACCATAGGTGTTCGTGGTACAGATTTTACAATGACAATAGATGAACTAGGAGGTAGTACAATTATATTACTACCATCTTGTGACGTAGCAGGTAATTGTCTTGTTGGTGAGATTAGTGTTGAAAGTGCTGCAGGTCAAGTGATACTTAATCAAGCATTTCAAGCAACACAAATAAACGTACCAGAATCGCCACCATCACAACCTGTTAAATTAGATTTAGAGATAGAAATGATTAATAATATGTTAATCGTTGCTAAACCAGAAGCGTTAGAAGAAGAAAATTATGAGAATAAATTA